ACCACTGGCTCAAGCTGATATCTTTGTTTGAAACCAGCGAGTTGGCTTTCATAGCTACGGTATGTGTCACCTGCTGAGGTTGGTTTTAGCTCAATGCCTTCTGCTTTCGCAGCCTCATCCATTGCATTGTAAGCTGCTGCTGCAAGCCAGTGCATCTTTCCGCCAGCTTCAATAGGACGCAAAAGATGTGCTGGCAGTTTGCCGGGCTCAATACCTTTAAGATCTGCTGGAAGTTTAACTGGGACAATATAATCCCATGCTACTTTGCTCATGTTAATCTCCTATTATTTCTTTTTCTTGATCTTTTTAGCTGATGATATAGCTATAGCTACAGCTTGTTTTCTTGATTTAACTACCGGTCCCCCCTTGCCAGAGTGAAGGGTTCCGCTACCAAATTCGCCCATTACAGACTTGATTTTTTTTTGATATGAGGAAACTTTTTTCTTAGGCATTGGGGGACGCAGTAATATAATTACTTTTTCTTTTTCTTAGCAATTGCCGCTTGGATAAATGGCGGAAGTTTTTTCTGAGCAGGTGTCATGCCAGTTTTTGGCTTGGCCTTACCCATAGCTGGCATCTTCTTCTTGGCAGCCATTACTTCTTCTTTGCCTTTCCTGAACCGATCTTACCAAGAACCTTGATTGGTCTTTGGGCGATCTTAGCTTGACCACTTGAAACGCTTGGCTTTGGAGCAGTAGTGCCCTTGCCGCCAGTTGCAACGTTCTTAAGTGTCGCAGGGTTTTTCACTGGACGATTTGCCATTTTCATCTGACCGTTTGATACGGTTGGTTCTGGTGCGCTTGTTCCGCTACCTTTTTTCTTCATAGCCATGATTTATTTCTCCTTAGTTTTGCTAGCTTTTTTAGGAGCAGCCTTTTTTTTAGCTGCGGCCTTCTTTTTGACTGGTTCCTCTTCATGAGGAATTACAGTGTTCTGTACATACTTAGACATAGTAACCAAAAATCCTTATTATGATCCCATTTTTTTCGTTGGTCTTTTCTTTGTACCATCGAATGTTACTGGTGCCATATTTTTTTTCATGAGATTTGTTACCTTCTGCTTCTTTGAAGCAGCTGCCATTGGATTTGTTTTACCACTCTTTTTTTTCATCGCCATAGTATTCTCCTATTTATTCTTAATTTTAAAATGTGCCAACTTTTAGCAGTCCCATTTGCGTAGCGACAAAGCTTTACGTGTTGGTCTTCCTTTTGAATCTTTCATAGGTCCTGGCATTCCGCCCATGCGTGCACAAAACGACTTACGTCGAGCAGCTGCTTTAGGCGACTTCTTTGCTTGCTTGGATGATACTGGCGGTTTTAGGTTCATGCCCTGTTTTTTAGCTGATGCACGACCTTTAGCGTTCAAACCACCGGCAGGATTCTTTCCCTCTTTACGCTGCCATGCTGGACTTGCCATTACTTTTTTTTCCTTGTTTTTTTATTATTATTAACACGAGTAGATTTAACTGGCTTTGGTGCATTCTTTAATTCTATGCCATACATAAAATTATTCTGTCCCATTCTTGGACCAGATATATATGTAAAATTTTTCATGACCATAATATTATACCATTCCTCAAAAAGTTTCAACTAGATCTCTAATCGCCATATTTTTAGGCATGACGTTAGAAATCAAGGTTGTCTTTCTAAACCACTTTAGAAGTATATTATATCTAGTACCACTTTTTATCTTATTTACAGCATGTAAATACATAGCATTTGTGGGAAATGTTATTATGTCCCCAGCCTTTGGTTTTAAACTTAAAGCATACTCGGGGAAAACAAGTTCTCCTCCATCATAATTATCGTTTAAATAAACCAAAGAGGAATAATCAGCTAGAAATCTAGGAATATCAGAGTTCCAAGTTGGCCTTGAATCATCTATATCCAAAGATAGTTCCGAGCTATTGTACTCGCTATCGGAATGCGGGGATTGATAATCCCCCTCCGACCAAACCCTGCCCCATATTCTGGGGTCACAGGACAACCTTTGGCCATATCCAAACTCAAGCTTTTCTTTAACTAAATCAATTAAATTATTTATTGTTGGATAAATATCTTGATTATGCCAGTTAAAGAATACTGACTTTATTTTTACTGGAGTACCGTCTTCATAAAAATCACACCCGTCACCATTTGGTAAAAGTTCTTGCGCAGATTCTGGGTTTTTTATATATGATAATAACTTTTCTATATCAAGAGAAGATAGAATGTTGTTGTCAATAATAATATTGTTTACTGAAGCGATGGCCATAATAGCTGCCTATATTTTAGGGCAAATATTTATTTAGTGTCTTTCTTAGGGCGACCCTTTTTTGCAGTTGGTGTTGCCATTCTTGCTGCATCTTCTGGACGAGGACCAACCTTTTTAGCCTTAGGAGCTGATGCTTCCTTAACAGCTTTAGCAACTTCTTTCTTTGCATCTGAAGCAATTTTCTCTGCTGCTTCAACTGCAATGTCTGCTACTGCTTCTGCCTGCTCTACGAGTTCGTCAATAACCTTAGCTTGAGCTTTAGCAATTGGGCTATTTGGATTTAACTTTTGAGCTTTAAATGCAGCTGACTTTATTTTATCGGATAATTTCTTAAACATATTTAACCTCTGTTTGTATTTTAATTTTGGATAATTAATAGTAATATTATATTATTTATAATAGTAACTTGCAAATATATGTTTTAGCTATTTGCCCTGTTGGGACTCTTTAATTAAAACATATCTATCTCCAGTCTCTTTTGAGACTATCGAAAACCCATAGGCTGCCGCAGCTTCTATTGCTGCTTGAAGAGCCTCTTTATCCTCAAGTGACACCTCGCCCAGTGGAAGACTTATTCCAGCGTAGACATCTATGTTTTCAAAGTTTCCAATGTTTATTTTTCTGTTTACACCACAGACCAAAACTGGAGATGTTGTAATACTTATTCCTGGATTGGAATTAATCATTGAATCCAATGGTGAATCTGTTGACTGCTCAAAAGCGCTTTTACTTATTTTAGGCATTTGTTTTTACCTTCACTCCTAGTGCTATTAGTGTATTTAATGTTTGATCTTCAAGGGACATATCATCAGTATTAATGATGATATCTGCCATTTCTTTTACTGCTTCTATCCCATTTTCTGACGCGTGCTCTGACTGAACCTTTGTGGGAAGTTGTCCATCTCTTTTAAGTAATCTATTGTTTAATGTTTCTTCGGAAGCATCAAAACAAATAACTATCCCGTTAGGCTGCTTTTGTATAGCAGCTGCTTCGTTTGGATATCTAACGTCAGAAATAATTATTGCCATCTTTGAATTATCTATATCATCATTCTCATTACAAAATTGATTATATAGTCTATTGCTTTTAATTATAGCCCAGTGTGCGAAACACTCTGGATAATCCTGTCTGCATATATCTCCAGCTTTTTGGAGAAATGTTCGTGGCTTTATACCCTCTGGTTCAATTGGTAGAGCTTCAATTTCTCTAACCATTTCAACAAACTTATCATAGGCTGGCATATTGCCTATCGCTGAACTACCGTACAGATCATACAATGTTGAGTGTAAAGCAAATAGTTTTCTAGACTTCTCATTTGCTCCCATTATATTCTTTTTAATAGAAGCCATTTCGTACAGCGGCAATGCAAAAAACAAATGATCCCATCTGTAACCAAACTTAGTTGCATCCAAAGAACCCTTTGGAATAATCGATTCAGCAACAGATGTTTTTCCACTGCCAGCTTTACCAGCTAAACCTATTATTATTGGTTGATTATCTCTAAATTTTTCCATAGTCATAAATTATATCACAGTTCTTTTTGCTTTTGTTCTAATTGATCTAAAAAAGTATTTGCTAAATAGTCTGGCTCCCAAACTAAATTTCTTGGAACCTGTATAAGTCTAAATCTATACTCTGATTTTATTTCCTCAATCGTCATAAGCAGAGGTAGTAGAGCTGGACTCTTACACCTCCAAACTCCATTGACCTGATTAGCAACAACCGCAGAGTCCGTATAAATAATTGGATCAATAAAATCAGATAAAGCGCATATCAACAACGCTGCTATAACTGCTTCGTACTCAGCCTCATTATTAGTTCTAGACCCAAGGCCTCTAGCAAATTGTGCAACCTTTTTTCTATTCTTATACACAACTGTTGCACAAGCAGCTTCGCCTCTCTTTTTTTGACCCTGCCCTCTTGAGGCTCCATCACAAAAAACTTCTATATTCATTAATCTATCTTAACATCCACTAGGATATTTAACTCTGTTGCTCTCTTTTTTATATTTTCTTCTTGACTTTTAGAGTTAGCAATGTAGGTATTGACGAGTAGGTATCTACTGCCTTTATATTGAACTTGGGTGGGGAAATTTAATCCTTCTCTCTTTTCAGAATAAAATTCGTCTACTTTATTTACATTTTTATAATGCCCAATAAACATGATTGTCCTTTAGTATGTTTTGAAGTCTTCTTCTAAATAATAACCTTTTGATTCTCTACTTGAAGCTATCTGCATTGACTGGACTTTATCCATAAGTTTTCTTGCAGACTCAGATGCAATTCTTGCCGAGCTCTCTAACGACTCTGCCAAGTTGACAATTGCTTCACAGGTAACCAATGCAGAATATTCTGCCTCGGCTGCCTCCATGGCAGCTGCTTCTCTTTCAGCTTCATTCTTGCCAACTCTAGAAGACTTATAAACCTTTTTATATTTTCCTTCTATTAACTTATAATTTGCTCGCGCCATGCCAGCAAATCTTGCTGCTCTTCCATAAACATTTGATGTTCTAGCTACTAAAGATGCGAGCTTGTCTAAGCCAAGATCAACGACATCAGCTTCAGGTATCTCTATAAAGTATAAATTATCTTTCCCCTTTTCTACGTAGGAGTTTATAACTTCTTGTATTTGAGGGTTTAAAAAATCAGAGAGAAGCTGTTGTAGCTTTTCTATATTCTGAAGGTTCATTTATCTTCCTTTTTTAGTTTCAATTCTTTTATCAATTCTTGCATGTCGTGTTCTATAATAAGCTGTGCTACTTTTTCTTTTATTTTAGACAAGTGTTCTCTTACTGTGTTTGGGTGTTCATTTATTTTTTGAGAAATTTCACTTGACTTCTTGCCATCTACGAATCTCCATTTTATCAGCTGTCTCTCTTGAACGGTAAGTTGATCGAATGGAGGAATGTTTTTTTCTCCAAGAACCCACATTTCATTTAGTTCATCAGTAGCAATAAATTGTTCTAGCGTATATTCAATTGGTTCTGGCCTGAAACCTGGCTGTTGTTCTTCTTCCTCATCTCCATATGAATCATCAGTAATTAATGGAAATGTTTTTCTTCCTAATTGATCTATTAAAAATGTATCTACATTCTTCTTTAGTAAATAAAAGAAATAGCTATACAAGAATCCACTGAAAGGTATCGGCCCCTTGGCCGAATCCTTTCTCTCATATCTTTTAATGCATTGAAAGAAGGTCATGTTTATAGTTTGCCTGATATCTTCTTCGTCACCATACCTTTTGGCCATGTACTGTATTCCGGCTCATGACTTCTTGAACATGTTTATAGTTTGGTTTATTTAATTTATTTTTCATTAACGCAAACCTAACAAAAGAATTCTTAACGAATAAACTTATAAACCTTCGAATGTCATAGTCATCAAGATTATACCTGCAATGATAAAGAAGTGAAACATATTTGGTTAGAAAGTTATTAAATACTTTTAGTAATTCTTCCTGCGCCTTTGGATCTTCCTTCTTAGCTTTTGCTATAAGATCTTGCATTTCTGATTCTGCAAGGTTGTAATATTGTTCTTTATAAGCTCCCATTAATTATTTCCCTTCCCAATTTAAAATCAGGGAACTGTATTCTGTTCTTATATCTTCATAATATATCACTACTGGAACCTCTAATTCTTCCATAAATTCTCGAGCATCTTTTGAGTACTTACTGATGATGCATATTAGTTTTTCAAATTCTTTTGGGTAATACCTTTTAAATCTTTTTAGTTTAACTTTACTTTTTGTATCCAGGTATCCTTTTATCTCAACCCATTCTCCAGTTTTATTAATAAAAAAATCTGGTGTATAACCCTTTGTTCCCCTCTTGATTGGAAAAGAAAATACTGTTGGTTCAAATTCAAATTTGATATCATACCCATTAAGTACTCTTACAAAATTAGCTTCCCAATTAGACCTTACATTAAGTTGTATATCTGTTCTAAATCCCGTCTTAGTATGCTTGTATGCATTACCTCTGCTACCAGCTTTCTTTGGATCTTGCTCTACCTCTAATAACTTTCCTGCTTTTGCAGGAGAAAAGTTTGGAGATTTCTTTGAAGATCTCTTAGAAAAAAATGTCTTCGAGTTGACAATCTCAGTTTTCATGTAGTAACCTCTATCTTGTTGATAGCATAATATAAGTCTTAAAAAACATTATACTTTATAAAAGATAAAAATACAAAAAAATATGCCGCAAGGGTTGCGGCGGAAAGTATAGGAAGATACAATGGAAACCATGACAACAAAAACAGAGCTGTTCAGCAGCATCAAACAAGCAATCAACCACAATGTAATCGATAGTCTCCAGGAGGCTGGTTACGACAACACAACAGCAACCAAGCTGGTCACCCAGTTTGAGGGCCTTGAAGTTAACGACCTGGTCTTTGAATCAGATTCAAGCTTCTAATTAATATAATATTAAAAATTCCCCCGCAGAAATGCGGGGGTTTTTTTATGCCCCTGCTGCCTTCTTATTTCTAAAGACGCCAGTCCCACAGGCCCCACTCTTAGCGTGGTCGCAGTAGCTACAGGCTCTAGAGTTTGCCGTAGCGGCAAATGAGTTATCATTAATGATCTCATTTATAGCGTCTATAACATCCTGCTTAAGTCTTTCAAGATCATCCTTTGTGTAGGTATGGCTCTTATGCTTTCCAGATCTTAAGTAATAAAGTTCAGCTGTAATTGTTTTGTCCGGGAATAGTTCTGATGCTGCTATAGCATATATTCCAAGCTGAAGGTTATTTGGGATACTCTTTTGAGATACTTCCCATTTTCCTGTTTTATAATCTACGATTCTTACTTCGTCGTCAAAGACATCTATTCTATCTATAAAGCCGATTATTAAGTGGTTACCTAATACAAATTTAAATCCATACTCTTTATCGTATACATTAAATTCTGTATTTATATTTTGATCATAAAATTCATCAAGTATTTCTTTTCCAACTGTAATAAGTTGTTCAGAAATTTTTTGATCTGGGTCGTGTGATTCTTTACTCTTTTGATATTCAGTTTCTATTTCAGAATAATCTAAAGGAGAATCATTGCTGATAACATTTTCTAAAACTGTATGGACTATGTTTCCGAAGCACAGCAGCTTCCCCAAATAGCCTTGGTTCTTTTAAGATATAGGAATAAAAATACTTAGCCGCACATTGCTTGTATGTATCTATTCTTGAGTAAGAAAATTCCGTTAAGGATAATCTCTGTAGCGGGTCTAAATCTTCTAGTTTTTTAATTGCTATTGTCATTTAAGTCTTCACGTGGGTCGTAAACAATATTACCTTGAGCATCGTATTCTATGCCATCTTTATCTATCGTATGATTATTAATCATATTCTTGTATAGGTTCTCTCCAATGGCAACCCATCCAGAATTTCCTATCTCCATGAAATCATCTTCTATGTATGGCCAAGACATAGTGCTCTCCTATTCAACCGAAATCACTGTATTGTTTATTGAGTCCATATTGAAATAGTAATTCAACAAACCATATATTTCATTTAGCTCTTGTTTCGTTGCATGAAAACCAACTACTCCAGATTGAATAAAGAATGAAGCATCACTTTGATCTTCATATTCGTATTCAATTAATTGAATATTCCCCAGCAGCATTCTGCCGACTTCTTTTTTGTTAGACATATTAATCCTCGTATATTGTTATTGGGTTAAAGTTAGGGTCATCCATTTTTTCTTGCATATCAGCTACGTAAGAATCCCAATCTCTTTCATCTTCAGATTTTTTTTCATACTTTACTGTGCCTTTAAATGGATTAGTTTTAAATCTTGTAATCAACAGCTTGCCTTCTTGGGTTCTCCATCTAAGAACGCCATTTCTACAGTCGCAAAAATCTTCATTGTGGACATCAATCTTTCCAGCTGGGTCATATCGCCCACTGCAGCCGTTGCACTTATTGTATCTTCCTTTGTCTTGGCATCTGCTGCATGAAGAGCAGTATACCCAGCATGCTTTTGTTGATGGGTTCTGATACGATCCAGGAAGTGTCATTGTTGTATCTCCAATTCTAATATTTTTTCTACTATCGGTACTATTTTTGTTGATGCTAATGTATCAAATTTATAAATAAACTTGTGTTTATTATCTGACATTTCTAGAAAGACAGGTCTGTTGCCTTTATTATTAGATATTATATCATATATACTATCTAGTGTCACCTTGCTTATATTGTTTCTGGGAACAAATATTATAGGCTTTCCACCTGTAAAAATCTTTTGATCAATTTTTTCTGAAGAATTATAAAATATTTTTGTAATAGAATTTTCTTCATCATTTTCTTTATTAAGATTTCCACTTATAATTAATATATCGCCTACATTAAAATATTCATTAGATATTTCTTTTGCTGCTCTTGGGAAAACAATGACCTCTACATTTGACGAGATATCTTCAAGCTCTAACTTGAACATCTTATCGCCTTTTTTAGTGGTCATCTTTTTAACGGAGTTAATTATTCCGCCGATCTTAACTGGAGTGCCAGAATCATATGAGCCAAGGTCAATTATTTCACTTGTAATTTGATTGCTGATCACGTCCCATATACCCATTACAGGGTGTTTCGTGATATACATTCCAAGTTCGGCCTTTTCCTTTTCTAGGATCTCCAGCTCTATTCTTCTGCTTATTTCTATCTCATTATCGTCAACCAACTCATCCAATGCCCCTGCAGCAGCGAGGTGTTCTAGCGTTGACTTCTTCAGTGTAACCGGATCACATCTTCTATAGAAGTCATATATATTAATATACGGCTCTTTAAGATCTCTTGCTTCAACGATACTCTCTGCAATTGTTAATCCTATTCCATCTATAGCTGACAAGCCAAAGACGATTGAGGAATCATTTGCAACTTCGAAGTCAATTCCAGATTTATTTATTGAAGGAGGAAGAACATCAATGCCCAGCTTTCTGCAGTCAGAAAGATATAACGCCTGCTTATCTTTATTGCCTACAACAGAACTCATTAGTGCGGCCATATATTCAACCATGTAATTAGATTTTAAATATGCAGTGGTATAAGAGATCATCGCATAGCTTGCGGCATGTGCTCTGTTAAATCCATAGCCACCGAAGTATTCAATATCAGAGTAAATCTTATTAGCTTTCTCTTCCGTTATTCCAGAAGTAACTACGCATCCGTCTACAAACTTCTTTCTGAATAAAGCTATTTTATCCATTAGCTTCTTACCAATGACCTTACGTAGATCATCGGCTTCAGCAGAACTAAAGCCAGCTAATTCTCTAGCAACACCGAGAACATCTTCCTGATACAACATAATGCCAAGAGATGGTCCAAGAACATTTTCTAGTTTTGGGTGATCATATGAAATTTTAGATCTACCATGTTTTCTGTCTATGTACAGCTTGTCCATTCCTGATCCCATCGGGCCAGGTCTATATAATGATATCAAAGCCATTATATCTTCTATGTTTTGAGGTTGAAGCTGTATCATTAACTGTCTCATACCAGCAGATTCCAACTGGAATACACCGATACAGTTACCTTTACATAATTCTTCAAATGTTTTTTTATCATCTAAAGGAATTTTTTCTATATCTAATGAAATTCCTTTTGTTTTTTCTATTAACTTAACACATGAATCTATCACCCCAAGGTTTCTTAAACCCAAGAAGTCAATCTTCAATAGCCCGCACTGCTCGACTCTTCCCATGTCCCATTGAGTAACAATTGGATTATCTACACCTTTTCTCATGATTGGTAGATAATCAACGAGTGGGCCTTTTGATATCACAACACCAGCAGCGTGAATGCCAGTCTGTCTAACTAGACCCTCTAATCCAAGAGCCGTATCTACAATCTTCTTTGAGTCTTGACTTGAGTTATATTCATTCTTGAACTCTTCCGACAACATACATTCTTCTAGATTTTTTGATACACCAAGAATTGGAGGAGGAACTAACTTGGAAATTTTGTCTCCAGTTACGAAGTCATAACCAAGAGCTCTTGCTGCATCGCGCAAGGATTGACGAGCTCCGGTTCTATTGAATGTACATATGTGAGCAACTCTGTCTTCGCCATATTTGTTTCGAGCATATTCTATTACCTGATCCCTATATCGATCATCAAAGTCTAAGTCAATATCGGGCATTGACTTTCTACCCTCTACTAAGAATCTTTCAAACATTAATCCAAATCTAATTGGATCTAGGTTTGTAATATCAAACGCGTATGACAACACACTGCCAGCTGCAGATCCTCTTCCCCAGCCTACTCTTATGTTATTTCCCTTTGCCCATCTAACTAAGTCAGATACAACCAAGAAGTACTCTGGGAAACCCATTTCCTTTACGACTCTTATTTCATGGTTTGCTCTATCAATTATATTTTGAGGTAGATCTTCTCCATACTTTTTTCTTAATCCATCCCATGCTAATCTTTCAAAGTAGTCTATTGATTTTTCTTTAGTTGGTATTGGAAATTCGGGGAAGTGTATATCTCCAAATTTAAGATCAACATCAACCATGTCATTTACATGCATTGTATTCTTTAGATATTCTTCAGAAAAAATCGAAGACATTTCGTCATAGGACTGTAAATAAAACTTGTCTCCAGAAAAAGAAAATCTATTTGGAGTATGAATATTGCAGTTGGTAGCAACGCATAACATTATGTCATGTGATTGGGCATCGTGTTGATGTACATAATGGCAGTCGCCCGAAGGAACAACCTTGGCGCCTATAGTATTTGCTATCTTTATGAGACCAGGTATCACACTCAACTGTTCTTCTATACCGTGATTCTGTATTTCTATAAAGTAATTTTCTTTTCCAACTATGTCTTGCATAGAGGCAGCATGCTTTAATGCCGTGTTGTAATCGTTTCTAAGCAGTGCTTGTGACACTTCTCCGTTAAGGCAGCCTGATAATACTATTATGCCATCTGAGTGCTGTGATATTAAATCATGATCGACTCTAGGCTTTACGTAGTAACCCTCGGTGAAAGCCCTAGATGACATCTTAATAATGTTGTGATAACCAATATTATTCTTAGCAAGGATTGTAATGTGATACGGACCTCTTTGTTCCCACTCGTTCTTAGACGGGCCAGATCTTTCTTCTTCATCTCTATCAAACCTACTTTTTCTAGCCTGATAGAATTCAGACCCCAATATTGGCTTAACTCCTACGGATTTTCCTGCGTCGTAAAAGTCTAACCAAGAGTGAATGTTGCCATGATCAGTGGTTGCTATCCCTGTCATACCTAAAGACTTAGCTCTCTCCAGATATTCCTCTACACTTCCATGCCCATCTAGCATGGAAAAAACAGTGTGATTGTGCAGGTTGGTCCAGTTCTTCAAATTATAAGCCTCTTTCGGTGTCCGAATTTCTTAAGGCTTCATCTCTTGTTTCTCTATATGTTATTATTACAATCCCGCCACAGTATTTGCACGGGACTGTTTTACCCTGTTGGGCAAAGGGGCTGTTAAACATATAGTGCATTGGCTGGTCCGACTTACATTCGGAGCAAGTTCCAATAACATCATCTGGATCATTTATGTTGTTTGTCATTTTCTATTTTCCTTTTTATTTTTGTAAGCAAACCTTATCGGTGAAGGGTTAGACACTTCGGTTCCTTCAACAAACTTATTTCCTATTGTAATCCATTTCTTTTTCTTTTCCAAGTGACAGTCTCCGCATCCAACACCAGACGCATTAGCTCTTTCACATGTATACGGTCTGCCGCCGATTCCTAATTGTCTTCTTCTTATCCAGTCATTTATGTGGCTTGTTGATTTCTCATAATTAAAATCATCACATAAACTCAGTATGCTATATAGAAACTTGATTGATTCTTCATTGTAAGTTAGGATTGAACACAGAAAGAGTCTTGATTCATGATCAAGTTTGCGATTCTTTTTTGCATTTTCTATGTGTCTACCGATTGCTGGACAGTGTTCTAGTAATTCTTTTTCTGTAAATACTCTTTCTGTTTCTGTTAGAGTTTTGAAAGCAGAAGAACCTTTTTTATTAAAGTAATCTAAAAAATCTTTTGATCTTTGCTTATCAATTTCCATATCATAGGTAAACTGTCTAAACCATTCATTAGCTTTTAAATTGAATTCCTGTTCCTGAACGGTGTTGTCAGCCTTAGATCTACAATATGATTTAATATCTTCTAGGTTAGAAAACAATATATCTTTTGGTATTAGATTTTTATACAGACCAGTCTCTTGGTGTTTAGAGCCAGGGTATCTCCACATTCTTCTTGCGTCATATACGCTAAAGTCTATTGACTCTATGTTTAGAGTTGATTTAATCTTAGTTGCAATATATCTAAAGATATTTGGCAATGCGTTAGACGGATTTATGCCCAGTGCTATTGATTCACATTCAATATGGAATCCCTTTTTACCAGTAAAATATACCAGCAAAGATTTTTCTGGTATATTTTTTTCTAAATAATTATATAATTTTTTACATTCTTCCCAAGATTTATCTGGATCAGGATTGTCTAAGTCAAAATACAGTGAACCAAGTCTTATCGCTTCGTTGATATCGGTAGAGTTATAGTGCCAAATAGACGTGTATATGCCAGTGTTATCGTATTTATTGCAGTATTCTTCCATGTCATATATAGAAGTAAACCTAGGATTGTCCCCATCCTTATCTCTAATAATTCTAGATAAGGAGGGAACATGCTTCGCGGTTTCTACCAGATTCCATGAGCTTAAATACTTTGTTGGATCATTTGGGATTTTCATAATATCTTTTTTTTGTTTTCTTTATTATTTATATTACAAATAACTATCTTATTTTTGCTGCTCATCAAGCTGCTATTAGTTCTGTAGTAAACAGACTCTGATATAAGATATTCTAAATGATTTAGAAGATGGTTTCTTCTTTTAATTCTTTGTTCTGGTTCCATCTTTTCTCCATATTGGATTTATCAAATCGCTATCTTCTATTATACTATGTATTTTAGAGGCAACGTTGTCCGCAATATGAACAATATAATCTAGATATGTTATTGGATATGTCTCAGGAACTGGCGACCATGGCCCCAGATGACATCTAACTAATCTCAATATTGATTGAACGATATCTTCAGACAAATACAGCGTAGAAGATTCTAGCTCTGATGCAAATTGTTTATCGCTCTTCTGACAATTTGAAACAAATTTTCCAACAGTATATGGATGCATAGGGTCGTATTCGAATGTGTCTGTATCCTTATTCTTTATACCCTTGCAGACGTCGTGTAGTAGACTTGCTGATATAACTATGTCTCTTTCTTCAAGAGAAAGATTATATGATTCACAAAGCACATTTGCTATTCTTACCACTCTCTTTGTATGAAGAGCATTACCGCCCTCGCCATGCTCATCTGCTGGGTGATATTTTCCGCTAAAACTTGATGGTATCTTCCAAAAGAAATCAGCTTTTATTAAAATAGATCTAACAAAAGACTTTACGCTTTCATCATTAATTAAATTAATTTCATCTAAAAGAGGAGCTAACATCTCATCTTCAGATGATAATGGACTATCTTCTTTTTGATTTACTAAAATATCATCCAGTATTGATTTACTCATTATTGATTATCCTTTTTCCATCCGGTCCATTTTGAGCATGGGTCGTCAAAAGGACATTTTTTACAATAGGGTATTAGCCCTCTTTTAGGGGCAAATATTTCAGTACCATGTAGCTTTTCGTACCACAATTCCAAGTTACTGATATCAGAGTCTGATATAACAAATTCAGAAAAGTTTAAATTCTGACTCATCATGTCTATCATTCCGAACTTTACTTCAGACATTCTTTCTGGGTGTCTTGTTTCAAAGCCCTTATACAAAGTAGCAAAATCAATCTTGTATTGATCTCTATTACTTTGCTTATAATTAAACATTAGTTTAATGACATGAAAAGTTTTATCCTTATATAAAATAACATCAAAAGTATCAGATATATTCTGACCATTTTTTCCTGGCACTAGATAGTCTTCGGCAATTGCTACTGGGATATAGGCTGAGTCACTGTAGGTTTCGTAGAACATTAATAGCGAAGCTGCCGCTTTTGATGTGAGACTAGCTATATTTCCATATACAGTTTCATGTTGTTCTGTGACAATGTCATATGAGGTTGTATCTTTTGGAAACCACATCTTCTCCCACCTATTTAATAGTGCTGAGTAAGATGGTACAATTCCAGATTGTTTTTTAAAGAAAAAGAAATAAATAATATTCTTTATTGTGTTTTCAAATTTATCTGTATAGATATCTCTTGAGTATATTTTTTCTGGCATCTTTTCCGCATGCCTATAGTCATATAGTCTTTCGCATATCTGGAAATCTTTTAAGCCATCTACTGTAATATTTGTCATTAGTGAAAATCCTTACCGCTTAACAATTCGTCTAGCAGTGAGTCGGATGAAGTATATGAATCATCAGTTACTGGCTCATATTCTTCATATGTTTTTTTATAATCAATATACTTTACTAGTGGTGGATCATATAGGAATGATGAACCAGTAATTCTATTTTTTGGTATCTGTAATTGCATGATGTTTTCATCTTCTGTATCATCATCAGTTGCTAGTCTTTTTTCTGTCAAGAATATAGTCACTGCACACTTCTGCTGAATGGTTAATGATCCACCAGTGTCCGACTGCTGAACTACTTCACGCTTTTCCTTCATTCGGTTTGCGTTTTCTTGAGCTGTAATAATTAAGGCGCAGTTCATATCTCTAGCAAGTTTTTCTAAGCGAACCATCATCTCCTCAAATTCACCCCATCTTGGTTTACCCTTACCTCTGGTAAACATTGATTGTATCGTATCTATAATTACAACATCTGGCATCATGGAATTCTGACCTATTATATCTCTTAGCCAAAACTCTAAGTCTTCAAAGTACGGGGTGTCTGGGTCATGTCTAACCATCAATCTATCTCCCCAGCTAGATAGCTTTGCCTTAAAGATTTCTAGATATTTAGATTTTTCTTCCTCAGACCACTTTGAAGATTCTGAATATACATTCTTCTCAATTATTTGAGTCATAAGAATTCTTTCCCAGTGACCAATTGCTTCTTCAAAGTTTACATATAAAACCCTATAACCATTATCTAGCCAGTTGTTTGCTAGGCACTTAGCAAAGGTGCTCTTTCCCTTGCCTGAAGCTGCGATGATAGCATGTACTGCACCCCTAAAGAAGCCACCGCTATTAGTGTAACCCATAGCCCTATTGAGGGCCTTGAATTGTGTTGGCAAGAAATTAGGAATATCTAGAAGTGAATCAACTCTTTCTATAATTTGAAGTCCAGTTGTTACTTTATCTAGAGGATTATACTTAATTTGATTTTCAAGTTCTCTAATCTCAGAAGTAAGAGTTTGAACACGCGCAATATCCTCTTCTGTTTTAAGGCCTTTTTGCGTGAGAATATTTTGAAGTTCTTGCAGATAATTAATCTGTTTTCTTTTGTTTGCCTTATGCTTGACCAACTCTGCTATAGCGTCTGGACTAGATAGATCTAAAGTATTTAGTATGTCTAACATTATTGTGACGCCAGCGTTGCCACCTAAGGCTTCATAGATATCTGAATCACTTTGTAGCCAAGACTTAAAGGCTATTGGGTCAACAACTTTTAAGTTAGTTGCCTTATAAAAAGATAAAAGGGCAACATAAAATTCATTGATTCCTTTTTCTCCATGAATGGTTCCAACAATTTCTTCTGGAAGATTGTCATAGAAATACGAAATAGCACCCTCTTCCCTAATGGAGAGAGCAAATATCTGATACTCTAAAGGTACAGAATCTTTATTTATTTCGTTTGTTGTTTCCACTGTCATTTCTTTTTTCTTTTGCCAATCTGTATGCTTTTTTTCTGTACTCAGAATTTTTCTTTTTAACCATCTTATAAGCTGTTGTATCTACAACGCTTCTTTTTGGTTTATCCTTAGGAAGATATGGACTGTGCCTAATGGCTTCCATCATTCTTTCAAAGACTGACTCTTCTGTTAGCTTATCATTATACCTAAAAACGATAAGAGCTATACCATTTTGCTTGCATAACTCCATTTTTTTATTGTCTCTCTCAAGAGCTTCTTCGAATTCATACTTTGAATCGAAGAATCTTTGAGTATAAAAAAAATGTTGTCTGCCATGATACTCAGCAGCTATCTGATATTTTGGACAGTAAACATCTAACTTAAGTCGATCACCAATGTGAAACTCGTTAACTATTTTTTCTCCAGGAAGAAGCTTCTGCATGATTGCAGTTAGAGCAGTTTGTCCTCTAGACATTTTTTTCTTAGAGTTCTTTAACCAACTCAAGCCGAGTCTATTTATTTCTTTGTTTAACTTGTTTATAGTCCATCCAAGTTCCTTGGCTATCTCAGCCAAGGACATGGACGTATCAAATAATAAATCGGTTAAGTGTTCTACTTCTTCTCTATCATGGAAACTATTAGGCATGTGCTGCTGTTGTAGCTGCCGAGTTTTGATTGTTGTCCTTGATGAAGTTTAATGTTTTCCCTAGGTCTATAATAGACATATTTAATTCGTTCCATATCTTATGAGATAGAGCAAGCCCTAATGAGCTGCAATCTAACAGGCAGTATTGAACTTTGTTATTTAACTTTGCTATATCATTAAAGATTTCTTCGTGTCTCTTATACATATTTCCATATGAAATATTAATAACATTGTCTTTTAATCCAAGAACGTTTGAAACTCTTTTTTGGTCATGCAAAGAAACGACCACTGACGGAGTATTTCTAATGTAAAAAGAAATGATAGAATCAAATACATCCTTATTGTTTTCAAAGTAGTATTCAAAAACATTTGGAGAATGATAGTAAGTTTCCTTATTCAATCCAATTGCCGCATGTTTTCCTTCAGATATTTCTTTCATTAAATCATAGGAAACATTTTTCATAACTCTATTTCCAGAAATATTAATAGAATTAATTATTTCTTTAGAGATATTTGGAGCAAAAGACTTTTCGCTCTTTTTATTTAATCCTATAATTGAAGATTTTGATATGTTAATAAAAGCAAATTTCTGATTGCTGTTCATTAAACTTGTTAATTGAATAAGGGATTTGTTTACGTTTTTCATAGCTATTCCTTAAAGTCCAAAGTTTCCCCAGTTAATTAATACTGGAGATTCATCTAATATAGAATTAATGTGAGATAAATTATGATACTTTCCACCATCTATTTGGGAGTA